CTCATAATTTTGTATAGTTAAAACTCTTAGGCAATCTGATGGTAAGGTATATTGTTTAGTAAATCCCCATGCAGGAGTAGCAGTATCAGCAGCTAAAGCTTGTCTCTTAATTGCTGAGTTCCATGGATGCGCACGTAAGACACTATCTTTAACAGTTTCATATCTTGAATTACATAGTCTGCCATTTTTAGAATTTTCTGTAAGAGATAAAATAGTTGAAGCACCTAATTGGTTTAGAGCTGAGTTACAAATTTCTACTACACTAGCCATCTTTTTTATTCTCCTTAATTATATACTTCCTTCTAATTTTTCTATCATTTTCTAATGCAAAAATTTCTTTTTCTGTTTTTTCAAGTTTTGCATCAAAACCGTAATGTATTTTAGCAGTATTTTTAAATCTATCTACTAAAACATACCTGTAAACATAATCCCCTTTTTTAAAATGTAATACAGGTTTTAAATCTTTTATTGTCTTCATAAAGTAGTAGGGGGATTGCTCCCCCCACTAAGCTAATTATTACTCGTTACAAGGTATTTGTACTACTTTTTCTTCTTCCATTCTAGTAGCACCAATTGCCATAGAATAGTAAACTTGAGTAGCATAAGACTTGTCGTTTCTTTCATCAATTCTAGCTTTAACATCAGAACCGATTGCTAATTTTACTGCATCTTCAGTAAACGCAAAGCATAATCTGTCGTCTGTGTTAGTTGCATCGAAGTTAAGTCTTGTAGACATGATGAAGTTGAAACCCATAAATGAATTAATATCACCCTGCGCTAAAGCTTTGACTGTATTAAAGTCAGAAGATTTAACTTCTGTAGTGTTTAACAAATCTTGGATTTGTTTTGGACCACAGACTAGGTATCTATTAATTGATGGGTCTACATCATTATTATCTAAGATGTATTTTGCTGATAATAACTTAGCAACAGTTAAACCATCAGTTTGGTTTGCTGTAGAAGTTTTTTGTGCCGCAGGTAAAGGAACCGCTGTTCCGCCAGCAACACCTGTATCAGCTGAACCACCTAAAGCAGTAATGATAGTATCATCCATACTTCTACCCATTGCAGCAGCCGCAGCTTTTGCATATGATGAAGTTGGGTCAATTAACATTCTTACTTTATCTAGGTCGTCAATCAAGTCAGCCCACTCAAAATCAGATAAGCTCACACGTCTTCTAGAGTGTGGGGTATCAATTCTGGGTGTATCTCCGTGTCTTGTTGTTCTTGCAACAGCTGCAGTTACACCGATTTGGTCGAAGAAAGCATTTTTTCCTCTAACCGTTTCGACATCAACAGCTGGTCTTAACTTACTCCCCATTTGTTGAGCAAGCATAGTCACATTTGAAGAATATTGTTCTACAAATGATTGTTCTACTAAAGTTATAGACATATTATGTCTCCTTTTGTGTTGTGTTAATGTTAAAATAATCGGTTGATTGTCCTTACGGGTCGTCCTAGATTTTTAACCTCTCGGTCTTTTGTCTTTCCAAAATGCCAAACGGGTCTTTCGATTTTCCGTTATACTTAATTTACTACTGTGAATTTAATTTCAAAGCAAGTAAATCTTGTACTTCTTGAACAGCCGCTGCATGACCTGGATGGTTTTTATTCCAGTATGCTGAACCAGGTTGTTGTAATTCCCTAACTTGTTTGTCAATTTCTTTAGGGGTCATATACTGTGGTCCATTAGCTTGGACTAACTTATCTTCACCTAATTCACCAGCAATATTGGCAAAAGCCTTTATAAATTCTGGATGATCGCCAACTCTGGTTCCATCAGATAAAGTTAAATTAGAGAACTCATTGTTAAGATATTTATTAGCAACGGTTCCAGCTTGCTGTAATTTATTATCGTATGCAGCACCCCACTCTTTTTTTAAAGATTGTTCTGCGTTCATACGTCCTTGTTCAGACTTAGAATTTAAATCCTGGATGTAATTTTGCGTCATCTCATTATAAAAATTCATAATACCTTCAGCTTGTTTAGGAAGTAAGCCATGTTTGTGTGCTGCTTCTTTAAATCCTTTTAAGGCATTTTCATCTATGCTTGTATTTTCATCAAACTTAAATTCATACTTGTCTGGACTTTCTGGTCTACCCAATTTAGCATACACCGCTTGCCAATCCTCATCTGTTGCATATTTATTTGGTACAGGAATTTTATCTGAACCAATCATCTTTTGTGCATGGATATAAGATTTTGCTAATCCTGGAATGTCTTGAATTGACTCTAAAGCTTTCTCAGCTTTTAAATCATCTGGCAAACTATCTTTCCAATTAGCAATTTGCTGGTTTATTGTTGGTGTATTATTTAATTCCGTAACTGTATTCTCAGACGGTTGTTCCGCTACCTGGTTTTCGCTACTCATGTTTTTCTCCTTTAGGGTTTTTGTTTATGATTGATTTTATGAAAAGAACTACTTGTCTTTGTCCTTCTCTGAAAGATGTTTCATGCGGGTCATTAGAAAATGAAGTGTTATGCACGTTACATCTTTTTTCTAAATCTTTTAAAATGGTTTCACCATCTTCAGATTTAAAAACTCTTTGATATGTTTTGTTTAGTTCAATTATATCTTTATTGTTCACCTAATACCTTCGCTAACGGTGCAGCCTTATTAGCAATTTCGGCAGCTTGCATTTCTTGTTGAGCTTGTTGTTGCTGCATCATTTGTTGTTCTTTCTCAGCTCTAATTTTTTGAACTTCGCCTTTTGATTTTAAAATCTTAGCAGGAATACCTAAAACATCTTTAATATGATTTACTAAATTGTCTGTATCTAAATAATCAAATACTGGTGCAACATTTTGTAATGAACCCATAATCTCAATACCTCTCATCAAAGCTTGAAGCTCACCAGTTTTTTGTGCTTTAGCTAATGGAGATACATATTCAATTTCAATATTTTGATTACCAATAAACTCTGGAATTTCTTTAAACTTATTATTTCTAAGTAATATATTGAAACATCTTGTTATTAATGGCTGTAGTAATTCTGATTGTAGTCTACCAAGCACGGGACCAAGTATTCTCATTTTTTCTTCGTTTCTTTGTATGACTTCAGTTGCTGTCATTTGTGGTCCTTGAACGGATAGCAATTGGTCTACAAAAAAGTTTTGTCTAATTGCATCACGTCTTTGTTCTTCCATTTGAATACCAACAGGATTGTTAGCTCCAATATTTAATGGTTCAATTCTTTCTCTGGTTCCTGCTCTGTAGTAATTTAATCCACCTGGTACAGTTCTAATAGGCATCATAAAACCATCATCTGGAACCATCAATGGTGGGTCGATTTGTTTTTGCGCAGCTTTAATAGAAGTTTTAGACATTAAATTTAACATCTTAACGTCTGGCAACGCGTTCATTGCTGGACTTCTACCATATGTCTCATTAGATGATTTTAAATATCTAGGAACCGCATACGGAAAATCTTTAAATGATTTTTCTGATAATAAAAAACCAGAGTCTTCATGGACATAACAAGAAACATATTTATTGTTTCCATATTCAGTTGAAGGATAAACACTATGAATAATATTTATATTATCATACGGAGCTTCATTAAATTTTTTAGCAAGCTCTGGTGGTAATTCTATTTTTGGAAAAGCATTATAAATATTTTTAGCTTGCATTTTAAATTTACGCGTTAAGCTATCAACATTACCTTTTTCATTTTCTGTTATAAAAATTTCTGAAATATGAATATTTTTAAATCTAATTTCATTCTCATCATCTTCTGAAATAAATAGAGCTGCGGTACCAAATGCAATTAGGTCATGGTACAATTCAAAAATTTCTTGTTGGAAATTACTTCTGTTAAAAGCTTGGTTCAAAACTTTAGTACAATCTTCTAACCATTCAATTGCTTCATCTTCCTGGTTCAGTTCATCATTTTTATATTTTAAATAAAACCATGGTGAAACGGTATTAGTTAACATTCCATGTAATGATGCAGCTAATAATTCTAAAGCATGTGTTGCAGTACCATCAAAAATTAATTCATGTCTCTTATCCCCTTTGCTTCTGTTCTTAGTAATATCTGCTTTTCTAGGTAACATATAATCAGCAACATCTTGCCAATGACTTTCCCAGTTTTGTCTTTCAGTTCTAAGAGAAGCATATCTCTCTAATATCATTTTTGCTTTAGGTGTTATCTGCATGTGTTATCCTAGTAATGTTTTTTTTGTTGTTTTTACTTTAGTCAAATCACCTTTGGATGAAGTTGCAATCGAATATTGTCTGCCTTTTCTTTTAGCAAGTAACATGTCTGATGTTTTTTGTTCTTTTTTTGTATTAATTGGTTTTTCAATTTTAGGTTCAACTTTTTTAATTATACCTTTTTCATTTGCCGTTTTAATAAGTCTATTAAATCCACCCATAATTTATCCTAACAAAGTTTTCTTAGCGACTGATGTACCACCTAAACTTTTATTTTCAGTTAGGATAGTTGCACGTCTACCACGTCTTTTAGTTTTAAGAGCTTCACTCATTCCAGCTTCCGTTGCTTGCGATGCAGTTGTTTCAACCACCGTTGGTTTAGGAACTGGTGGCGGAGCAGGTGGTTTAGGTTTTGAAACAAATCCTCCCATGTTATCCTCCTAGTAAAGTTTTCTTTTGTGTTTTAGCTTCTTCTTCAATACCACCTCTTGAAGTTAAAATAGTAGATGCTCTACCTCTACGTTTTCTTGCTAACGCATCTTGTTTAGCTTTAGCAGCCGCTTCTCTTTCCTCATCTTCAAAAGATGGTGCCGCTGGTGGCGGCGGAGGCGGTGGGGGTAACGCAGGCATTTTTGGTGTTAAAAAACTCATAATTTATTCCTTATAAAATTTTATATTCTGATATAGCATTAGGAAATCTTTTATTCAAATTTTCTTGATTTGGCAACTCATCAATTGCAATTGCCATATATCTAAAAGCATCGTTCGCATGTGAGGACCAATCGTGAATTGGTTTATTTGAGAACATTCTCATCTTTTCGTTATACCTTCTATGGTAATGTCTAAGCGCATCTATTAATGGTCGGCAGTTTTCAAGATCAATATAGACTCTAGGAAATATCATTTTAGCAGCATGAATACCGTCTTCTAATGGTAATTTTGGTAAAATTTTAAAATTTATACCTAGTTGGTAAGCAACCTCGCGCCTTGTTTTACCCAGGCTAAATTCAGTAACTTCAATATCATGCGGTGCATAATGATGCTCATAAACATAATCTTTTTGTTTTATGATATTTACATAATGCGGTAAGCCTTCTCGATTGTTTTCATAGTAGTCAATTATTCTAACGGTGTTACCTAGTTGTTGAAAAAAAATAATAGCAGTACTATCTCCAACTCCTATATCCCAAGCAGTATTAACTGGTAAAGCCTGGTCATATTCAATTCTACTTATTCTGCCTTTGTCTTCCGCTTGCTTGACTAGATTGCCATATATGGAGCCTTCGATGTTGGCAATCCAATCACATTCAAATTCTTGTTTATATTTAGCTTCACCCATTTGAGCTAGAGCTGCATCCAATTCTTCCTGGTCAATAA